TGACGTTGTTGGGTACCCGGACGGCAGCGTGAGGGTAAGGGCTAAGTCCATCAGCTTCGCAAGCATGGGTGAAGACGAGTTTTCAGGGCTGTACAGCGCGACGATTGATGTACTGCTGGCTCACGTTCTGTTCGGGAAATTCAAATCTGCGCTGGAAGTCGATAACGCAGTCAATCAATTACTGGGGTATTTGTGATGACACCTGATTATTCAATCGAAGAATTTTTAGAAAAACTGGCTTCCTGTGATGGTGATGAAGCACTGCTTCTGGTAAGTCGCTTTCAGAGTGGTGCGTACAAAGTCGAAGGCTTCAGTGTGGAGGGCTTTGAGTGAAAGAATCTAGTGGTTTCATGCTTGGATTTATCTTCGGATTAATGCTTGGGTTTGTTATCTGTGGATTTTTATCTCAAGAGGGGGTCTTTATTCCTTGTCAGGTATGGGCAGATGAACGCACGCAGCAAAGCAATAACTAATAGCGCCAAAGGTCAAGATTGCTCAGTGCGGTTGCCTGGGATCTGTAATGGCAATCCTGAAACGGTGGTATTTGCACACATCGGTAAACGCCGCGGTATGGGCATTAAGTGCGCTGATTACTTTGGCGTATATGCCTGCAGCGCATGCCATGACGAAATTGACCGCCGCACTCGGTATATGGACCCGCAGGATTTAAAGGCTGATTTGCTATCGGCATTGGAAGAAACACAGGAACGTCTGTTTGATGCCGGGCTAATGATGGTTAAGTGAGGTTGGTATGGAAACAAAAGTTTGTGAGAGATGCGGAAATCATTTTCATAGGGCAGTCAAACTTTCAGAAAATCAGTGGCTAAATAGAAGGTTTTGCTCAAAGAGATGTTCAGCTATAAGAAGGATAGTATCTGATGGTGAAATATTAAAAATGTACGCTGACGAAAAATTAAGCAGCACAGAAATATCAAAAAAATGTGGAATAACATCAACTCAAGTTCTTAGGGTTCTATCATCTGTTGATGCTGAAATCAGGTGCGCTAGTGAAAATAAAAAATTGTCATGCAACAAACCTGAATTTAAAGAAAAAATGAGGAATTCAAGACTTGGGAAATCACTAAGCGAAACAGCAAAAGAAAAACTTGCTGAGCGAATTGGTGAAAAGTCACCCCTTTGGAAAGGTGGGATCACAATATCATCTGGGTATCTGCAATTCACTGGATCAAAAGCAAATGGAGATAATGCGGGTAAAGCCATTCACACAATAATTGCTGAGTGGATATATGGGCGCAAAGTAAAAAATGGAGAACATGTCCACCATATTGATGGAAACAAACTAAATAATAATCCAGAAAACATCTGCATTCTAAGCGCCTCAGAACACGCAAAACTTCATAAAAGGAAATAAGTCATGGCTAACGATTTAAATCAGTGCAATTTTATCGGGCGACTCGGTAATGACCCTGAAGTGCGGTATCAGCCATCTGGTGATGCTGTGGCAAATCTGTCTCTGGCAGTTGGCAGCAAGTGGAAGGACAAGCAAGGCCAGCAGCAAGAGAACACTGAATGGGTGCGGCTGGTGGCATTTGGCAAGCTTGCTGAAATTATCGGGGAATACTTGCGAAAAGGTTCGCAAATCTTCGTCACCGCAAAGTGTCGCACTCGCAAATGGAAAGACCAGCAAGGCATAGATAGATACACCACAGAGTTTGTTATCGACAATATGCAGATGCTTGGTGGTTGTCAGTCAAGCAATGGTCAAGCAAATAACGGCTATCAAGCAACACATCAAAATCAATATAGTGCACCACAGCACAGAGCGCCGAACCAACAGCAACGACCACAACAATCCGGAAATTCCGAAAAGTTCAATCAGCCGCAACCACAGCAGAATTACACGCCAGATCTGGATGATGGTTGGGACTCGGATATCCCGTTCGCTCCGATTGGGAAGCAATACCCAGCGCTATTACTTTGCTGCTAAATAACAGGGGATGAACCATGAAAGAAACCTATAAACACGAATTTAACTCGGCACAGCGTTTATTCGCAAAACTAACTACCATGTGGCGCATCAATAAAGATTCAATCGACTTCAAGTGGGGCTATTTCGCGCCTAGGCTTGGACTAGAACTTCAGCTGAACCAAGGTGGGTACTTTAGCCAGAACTATTCAATAAACATCTGCTTTTTATGGGGCGCATTTCACATAATAATTCCATTTAAAACCAACAGACCTGAGTCATGTGAATGGCTTAGTTATGGGGTGTCGTATTTTGAAAATGGATTTATCTGGCGATGGGGGCACCTTTATAAACGATGGGATTTACCGTTCATAAACTATGTATTTGAGTTCCACTGCATAAAAACTGTAGATGGCAATTTTGAGCCTTACAAATTCGATAGCCATACAACAAAAAAAGAAGATTTTGATTACTCATACACACTACGCTCTGGTGATAAGCAGCACGTCAAAGCCACTTGCACTGAAGAGGTTTGGCAATGGCATCGCAAGTGGTTTCCACTTTTAAAAAAGCGCCGCCGAAGTATTGATGTAGAGTTTTCTGATGAGGTTGGCGAGGAATCTGGTAGCTGGAAAGGGGGGTGTATAGGTTGTGGTTACGACATGCTACCAAATGAAACTGTTGAACAATGTCTGCGCCGAATGGAAAAAGAGCGAAAGTTTTAACTTTGTGGGGGTAACGATGATTTCAATAGCCAACTTGTTTTTACTAACAGCTCCGCGAGGAATGCCGCTGCAAGTTATCAGTGGGCGCGGAGTATTCACCAGAGAGGATGCATTGAATCTCATCGCTCAAGCCCAAGGGAAGTTTCCGGTCGGTGTTAAAGTTCTAGAAGCTCGCATTGGTGGTATTGAACAATCTTCCTTTGTGCTGCGTGACACACTAACCAGAGCATTGCTTCAAGATGACTTAGAAATGCCTGAGGCAAGAGCGCTTGCAAGGATGGCCGTAGATGAAGTTTGCGGAACACGCATCTGTCAGAAGTGCAAGGGCCGCGGATACAATATCAGCAACTGGAACGGCTCGGCAAAGCAAGTGTTGTGTAAGCGGTGCTATGGAGTGGGTCACATACTAAAAACGTCACTTGAGCTTGCTCAGACAATATCAGTACTGCTACAAAGAGAGGTCACAGATGATGTATTCACGCAGATGTACTATGACCAGTATAGGGACTGTGTGAACCAGCTATGGCAGGAGTCAGGAGAAGCAGAACGCGAGTGCAAGCGGTTGATGCGACTATGGCGGGAAGTGGCTTAATCAGTTAAGTGGTAACTTTTAGGCCTGAGCACTTTTTCAAAATTTCGGCCTGAGCATGTTTTGAAAATTGGGCCTGTCTGGTTTTTCGGCCTGAGCAACTTTTACTTTTTATGACGCCTAACAGCATAGTAATACTTGAGCGCGGACCGGCGCTGTGATTCGTTGTAGCTTTCACGCGCGGTTTCGTTTGTCGCGTGATTGCTTTTCATTCGCTGATAACGCTCAGCGTAGAAATCAGGGGAGGATTGCTTCTGCGCTAATATCGCCTCACGTTTCCGTTTAGCTATCCACTGCGTTTTGCACTCGTCTGAACATAAACGTCTAATCGTTTTACCGCCGATGACGGGACTGCCGCATACCCAACATCCGCCGCGATAGCAGATATCACAGCAGCCATGGGATTTTTTAGCGCTAGTGATGCGCACACGTGGGAACTCAACCGTTCTGCCGCAGCGTTCGCACAGGCATTGCCAAAAACTCGCAGGCTGACCAGCATATAACCCGCCACGAGAAAACGCCGTGGCAACTAAACTGCCGCGGCGGTAGCCAATGAGATCATCTTTATTGCTCATAGCCCGTGTTTATCTGCCAGCAGTTTCATGCCTGCGCGTAAAATCTCAGCATTAGTTCCGTAAATTTCCAGCAGATGATCACGCAGTTTTGCTGAATCAGCGTCTAAAAAAGTGCGCGGGAATGCGGGTTGATTTCGTCGTTTTTCGTCCTGGCGGCGGTTTGCCTCACGCTGTGGGTTTATTTTTTTCATAACTATATTTTGATTCTCAGTAAAAGAGATTTATTTCTGCATCTTGCGCCACATAATCTTTCTGGCCTGGATAACGATCAAATCTGTGATACATCAACTGCCGATTATCCAGCGACAAAACTGCGTGGGCTTTTTTCCCTATTAGATCCTCTCTGCAGATCAGTTCTCTAAATGCAGCCTCGGCAGCCATCGGTGATGGTGTGGTTGTACGGCTTTTTTTAACAACCTGAGAGTAGCCATGCTCATTAAAAATTTTTAGATAAACTTTATACATCTAGCTCCTCCTCATGCTCTATCTGGTTGCGAAAATATTTCCATTTTGGATATCTGCGCTGATCTCGATATCCAGGGTTTTGGCAGTACATCTCGAATACAGCTAGCGCGGCAGTGACTTCTTCTGATCCTCTAAAAACCATATCCTCAACGTTCGATCTTATTTCCCCAGCTAATGTTGACTCATAATCAGAGATTTCTAATTTTCTAGGTATGCGTAGGCTCATTATGCTACGCACACAATTTTGTAACGGGCGCCAATCTATTGCAGATCTTAGTATGAACTCTAGTTCAAAAGATCTTGTCAGCGTTGCTTTGTCGTAGCATGTGCCAAATCCTATTATTTTATCGCCCACTTTTGCGCGTTCAGCGATAGCTAGTGGAGATATACTGATTGTGCTATCTAGTGCCGCGCCATCTACGATTTTCAAAATACCGTCTGTTGGTTTAACGGAAAATCGCTTTCCTGATCGTGTTTTAGCCATGTGAGGGTTGATCGCAGGTGTAGGTTGCGCACCTAGTTTTGTGCGATAAAACCCCGTGACAACAGGCCCTATATTCCCACAGAGTTTGCAATGTTCATTCCCATGTGGTTCCTCTAGCCAATATCCATTGAATGCTGAAAAATATGCCTCATGCGAAATATTTTTATTAACCACGTTTGCCTCTACTGTTTCACCGAGAGTGTTGCATTTGCGGAGATATAGCGCTGAGTGAAACAAATTTGATGGGTACAGACCGGGGCCGCCTGGACCAGCGAAAATTGTGTGGGTATAGAGTGTCAGCGCTGCACAGGATGTGCACATTGCGTTACGCTGGTTACCTCTGAACAACCAGTCTCTATTTTGTTTAATTGCGTTTTCACCTGGCTCATCAATCAGCAACTGTCCAATGGGTATCAAGCGACCTTTTCCATTAGCTACATCTGATTGCAAGAATCGCGGACCAGAGCCAAAAACTGGTTCTGGCTTATATCCTGTTTGTTTGATGCCAATGGCAAATAGCAGCAGTGCAAAATCAAAATCAGGACGGCCACTTTGGATTTCACGTACAGGGCGACTCATTGCCTCATTCAGCGAAATATGTTCAAACCCTGAAATAGTGCGCGATGGCACCCATCTATCGGTGAGTAGATTCATGGTTTATCCTCATCAGATTCTAGGAACCCGCCTAGTCGGAATGAAAGCCCAGAAAGGGGCTTTCGACGTGATCAGTAGTCTGCTCTGTCCCATACACGGTTGGCGATAATACCGACTTCTTCCTCAATCTCACCAGTAGGGTCATCACTGACTCTGCAATCCCCGGCAGTAACATTCGTTACCAACTCAACAGAAACATCTGCTTCAGGGTATTCGGATTGGAGTTCTTTCTGAACTGCTGCGGCGTAGCGTTGGTTATCGTCAGCAGTATTGCAGTCGCCTAGAGTATGAGTGCTGATAGTCAGTTCGATTTTCATGATATGTATCCTCATCAGATTCCCGGAGCCCGCCGGGTCGGTTGTGGTCGCTGTATCGCTTCCATGTGTTTAATATAGGATATCCTATAATTATGTGCAAGCTGTTTTTTAATAAAAACACAAATATTTTTGATGTGTGTCACATAACAGACGGCTAGACTGCCATTGACTTATTAAAATCAGTTGTTGACATGTTTTCTCTACAGTGATTGAATATTTCTAGGGTGGGAAAGTACCACCAAATCCATTTAAACCGCCTTAATTGAGCGGTTTTTTCGTTTTCAGGCCTCAGCATTTGCTGGGGCTTTTCATTTTCGGAGGCAGCAATGCGCAAGCTTGCAGTTGGTAGCCTGAGTCTGTCAGCCGCTGGATTCATTGCGCTGGTTGTCTCAGAGGGCTGGATTGATGTTGCTCGGCCCCCAGTTCAGGGCGATAGGCCAACCGCTGGATTCGGTTCCACCTATCACATTGACGGAACGCCGGTAAAGCTTGGCGATACGATGACGCCAGTCCAGGCACTAAAGACAGCTCAGGCCCATATCTATGCAGACGAACAGCGGTTCCGCGATTCGCTACCAGGCGTCGAAATGACGCAGGCGGAATATGACGTATATATAGACTGGATTTACCAGTACGGTATCGGCAGGTGGCTTAACTCACCTATGAGATTCAGTTTGATGAATGGCGACCACGCCGCCGCATGTGACGCGCTACTGTTACCGCAGTATCGGACTGTCGCGGGTTTCGACTGCTCAACGCCTGGCAACAAACGCTGCTACGGTGTTTGGACTCGGGCGCAGGAACGTAACAGAAAATGCACTGAGGCCGTGGCAAATGCTGACTGACAAACTGATGCAATATCTATCCGCTGCGCTGGCTATCGCGCTGGTCGTAGTTATCGCCGTTAGTTACTCACTGAGCGCCAGCCTGAAAGCGGCAAAATCCGATTTGAAAGCGGCACAGGCAGCGCAGCAGGTTTTACAAACTGACTCCGACAGATTGGCTAAACAACTGGCTGCCGCTGGTGACGCAACGCTGGCAGCTATTGCAGAACGTGACGCATTGGCCGATGCCATCAAAAACAACGAGCAAACGAAATCACAACTCACTGCTGCAAACATGCAGTTGCAGCAGCGCATCGACAAACTATTGCGGGATTCTACCGATGAACACACAAAAATCTGGGCTGCTGATTACGTGCCTGATGATGCTGTGCGGCTGCTCATCAACGCCGCCGATTGTGCGGAACATCCCAACTCAGCAGGTTGTTTACGTACTGACTCCGGAAGCGCTGATAACACGGTGCCACGTAACGCGGCTGGACCAGAAAATTATTCAGTGCCTACAGCAAAGCTCTGGCCGCTGTCTTTCAAACCCGGCAATGCTGTCGCTGATAACGAGCCTGTACCTCGACCTTGGCAGATGTAATGTGGACTGGCAGGCACTAGAGCAGTGGCAGTCGGAAAAGAAATCTGAATTAGAGCAACACTGAACACTGGCCACCACCGGAGGCCGCAACTATGAGAATAGTCGAGAAAATTATGGACAAAACTACGACAACAATGAGTTATACGGCATCCGGTGCAACTGCGGCTGGCGGTTTGTTGTCACTGAATGATTGGGCGCTAATAATCGGCATCGTGTGCGCCGTGGCAACGCTGCTGCTCAATGCCTGGTATCAAAAACGCAAAGACTCGCGGGATATCGAGTTACATAAAGCGCAGATGGCGCAAATTCAGGACGACACCAAATAACAACGGATTTAGCCGGGGCCGCGCTGCGAAGCGCCGCTGCTGGATGCACCCGGCACCTATTTTTTATCAGCAGGTAATCAGATGAATCGACCAATGCCACCGCAATCACTGCTGGATACCGAGTCCATTCTGTTTCCTGTTGTTGCACCAGCACCAGAACTGAAAGCATGGGTACACGAAACGTTTCTTGCCGAAACTGGCGAGCTGCACAATCCACAGCATGCACACCTTATTGATTCTGATGTCGAATTTATGTGGGCATCAACCGCATTCGAAAAGAAAGGCCGCACAGTCCTAGGCCAATGCGAACAGGTGATGTTACGCGCTGGAGGCTGGCAAAAAGTCAGACTAGAGCAGCAATATCGCGACTGGTTCGGTCGCGTTCCTAAATTTTTAATCACGATTGCAGCAGATTACAGTGCCGAGTGCTCAGACACTGACTTTTGCGCACTGGTTGAACATGAGTTGTATCACATTACCCAGGCTGTTGATGCAGATGGAGAACTGAAATTTAGCGATGAAACAGGACTGCCAGTGCTGACGATGCGTGGACACGATGTTGAGGAATTTACCGACATTGTGCGCAGATATGGAGCCAGCGCTGACGTTGCCGAAATGGTTGACGCGGCAAACAAAAAACCAACAGTGGCTAAATCAAATATCGCGCGAGCGTGTGGAACCTGCATCCGCGCTGTAGCGTAGGAAAGGCAGGACGATGAAAAGAGCGCTACCGCCAGAAGTTAAAGTGTTCATCGTCCAGTGCGTGGCATGTTATGACACGCCAGCCATTGTTGCCAGAAAGGTAAAAGAAGAGTTCGGACTCGACATGATACGTCAGCATGTAGAGCAGTACGATCCCACTAAAAAGATGGGTAAAAACCTATCTAAACGGCTTTGCGACTTATTCTACGCGACTCGCAAGCGCTTTAACGACGATATCACCGACATAGCGATTGCTAATAAAGCCTATCGGCTGCGGGTTCTTGACCGCATGGCGGCTGACACCGAGGGCCGCAAGAACTACAAAATGACCGCGGCATTTTTAGAGCAGGCGGCTAAAGAAGTTGGTGACGCTTACTCTCGCGAAAAACCGCAGACAGGCGGAAATGATGTTGCTGAGGCTCTATCTGCACTCATTGATAAACTGCCGGGGTAGCTATGGCGGCATTAACGACTGGCAATCTGCTGCTCGATAGACAACTAGCGCGATGGTATCCGCTAAAAGACCATCCTGTTCAATTAGCGCTTATACAGGCTGTTAATGATGGTGTTAGGTTCCCGCTTGTGCCAGCTGGTCGACGCAGTGGAAAAACTGAGAGATTCAAGCGCTTTCTGGTTAAACAGGCCAACGCTGTAGTTGGGCAGTATTTCGCGGCAGCTCCAACGCACGACCAAGCAAAAAAGATTTATTGGAATGACCTGAAAGCCTTCACGCTCTCAAGCATTCATCCTAAACGGCCATCAGAGTCTGACCGGATTATTTATCTGCCAAACGGCAGCGAAATACACGTTTTCGGGCTTGATAAGCCGCAGCGTATTGAGGGTATACCATGGAAGGGTGGCGGCATTGATGAATTTGCCGACATCAAAGCTGATGCGTGGGAAGCTAACATTCTACCAGCGCTGAACACGGTAAACCCGTTAGACCCTGATTATCGCGCATGGTGCTGGCTTCTCGGTGTTCCAGACGGATTAAATCACTATTACGATTTGTGCCATAAAGCCGAAGCTGGCGAAGACAGCAATTTCAAAGTCTTTCACTGGATGTCATCTGAGATTTTGCCGCCGGACGTAATCAAAGCCATGAAAATGGCGATGTCTGAGAAGCAATTTAGGCAAGAGTTCGAGGCCAGTTTTGAAACTGCCAGCGGCAGGATTTATGAAGACTACAGCAAAGCCAATCACACGACTGAGCGCATTCAGCCGCATGAGCAATTGCTGTGGATGCACGACCAGAACTTCACGCCGCTATCGTCAGCTATTGGCGTTAGACGCAACGATGGCAAAGACCTGTATTTACTTGATGAAATTGTGCTGATAAGCGCAGTTTCTGCTCAGTCAGCGATGGAATTTGTCGAGAAGTTCAAAAACCATCAGAACAAAACTGTCCTGCTTTACGGCGACCCTGCAGGCCGCGCAGGTGAAAAGCACGGTCACGCATCTGATTACACCGACATTAAGCGCATCTTGACCGCTGCTGGATGGAATGTTGTTGATAGGGTTCAACGCAGTCACCCCGCAATCAAAGACCGTCAAAACGCTGTTAGGGCAAAGATTAAAACCGCTGCTGGAACTTCCAGCCTTTATGTAAACCCTGTAACCGCTCCGTGGTGTGACAAAGGGTTAGCAACGGTTCAACTTAAAAAAGGCTCTACTTTTCAAGAAGAGCAGAAAGATAACGATTACCAGCACATTACGACAGCGATTGGCTACTGCGTTGCTGTCGAGTGGCCTATTGACAGAAAAACTGTCGGCACTCTGCAAATACGGGGTTTATGATGCCAGTTAACACGCTCCATCCGCGATATGTCGAAATGCAAGCTGATTGGGAAATCATGCTGGAGGCAATTGGCGGTGAGCATATTGTTAAAGCTAACGAGTTGCGGCTCCCAAAAACTGAGGGCATGAAAGAAGCAGAAAAGCTGAGCCAAGACAACTCATACATCTACAGAAGCTACGTCCAGCGCGCAGAATACCCGCACTGGGTGAAAGATGGGCTCAGAACGATGATGGGTCTCGTCACTCGGCTAGTGCCGGAGATTGAGTTGCCAGCGCGTCTTGAGCATATGCGCAATAATGCCACGGCTGACGGTTTTGGATTGACACAGTTATTCCAGCGCACAGTTGCAGCCGGTTTAGTATGTGGCCGCAGTGAGCTGCTGGCTGATGTTGATGCCAAAGGGTTACCATTTATTGCCGTATACGGTGCGCTAGATGCCATTAACTGGAAAGAGTCATCCGTGGATGGCCGTAAAGATTTGACGCTTACCGTTCTGCAGGAGCTAAAGAGCAAAGACATTGACGAATTCAGTCACGATTCCGAAATTGTTTATCGTATCCTCGATTTAGAAGAAGGGCTGTACCGGGTACGGGTGGTAAACGCCGCTGGTGCCGATATTGAAGAGCCGAAGATGCCGGGTAGCTACAATGCTGATGGTTCCTTAGCGAAGGGAATTGAATACATCCCGATTGTGTTTGCTGGATCAACTGATAACGCGCCAGATCCTGATGAAATCCCGCTGCTGTCGATGGCAAAGGCAGCTCTGAAATATTACGAGCTGTCAGCAGATTACTATCAGTCATTGCACCGAACAGCTCACCCGCAGCCGTGGGTATCTGGATTAAGTGAAGACCAGAACCTGCGCGTTACTGGCCCATCTGCAGCGTGGGCGCTTCCGGCTGATGCACAATGTGGTTATCTGGAAATCACCGGTGCTGGTATCGATAAAATCAAGTCGGCAATGGATGCACAGAAAACATCTGCTCTGGAGTCTGGAGCCCGTGTAATTGATGTTCAAGGCGTGGAATCTGGAGATGCTCGGAGAGCCCGTCAGGACGATCAACAGGCAACCCTTCATACGGTAGTAATGAACTCAGCCGAGGCAGTAGAGCAGGCGCTTAGATTCGCGGCAAACTTCATTGGCATTGATGAAAAAGAGGTTAAGTTCACTGTTAAACCTGACTTTGTTGTCGCCAACGTAGATCCGCAGATGGCATCCCAGTTATTGCAAGCAGTGATGGCTGGCAAGGTCAGCAACGAATCCTACTGGACATACATTTCAACTGGGAAGTTGCCAGAGCGCGGTTGGGATGATGAATTCCTGATGATTGAAAACCCAAGCGGTGTTTAATGTCAGCCAATAGTGATGTTATCGCCGCACAGAATGCGATTGCAGCGGCCGTATCTCAGCACGTCAGTTATCAGTACCGGGCATCTACAGCCGTTGTTAATAGCCTAAGCGATGAAATTGATGAACTGGCGGAAAAGCTAGCAAAGGACTTGCTGCACCGGCTGGATAATATCAGCCAGACAGAAATGCAGAATTTCCTTGTTGGTCGTTACAACACTACGCGGCTGCAAGGTCTACGAGACCAGATTGATGACTATGCGACCGGGTTAGCTACTGCGCTGTCATCCAACTGGACCGATACAGCGATTGTGCTTGCAGGGTACGAAGCTACCTATATTGCTGAACTGCTGGGTAAAGTCATTAGCGACTTACCATCAATAAAATTCACAGATAAAAAAGTGTATCGCGCTGCGATGGACACGCCGTTATCTGGCGGCGCTCCTTACGGCGGCAGGTTAGTCGATACGTTGCTACAGGATTTTTCAGAGCCAAAACGGCAGGCTATTTACGCAGCAATCCGCGCCGGTGTGGTTGCTGGTGACACTAACAGCGATATCGTCAAAACCATTCGCGGCACCAAAGCGCTGAATTATCAGGATGGGCTGGTATATCAGGCAAAGATAGATGCGGAAAGGCTGGTGAGAACGGCGCGCAGCCATATCAGTAACCAGTCGTATAGCTACATCTATGATGAACTTGGCGTTGAATACGTCATTGATGTGGCTACGCTGGATGGAAGGACCTCAAAATACTGCGCAAGTATCGATGGCAGAAAGCATGAAGCTGATAAGCCTCACCCTGTGCCGCCATACCATCCTCATTGCAGGACAGTACAAATTCCAGCGCTAGACGTTAATTTCGTTGGCAACCGCCCATATGTTCGCGCTCTTAAAGTCAAAGGCCGTGATGGTAAGCGCACGTTCCGTAGCGTTGGCAACATGACTAAGAACCAGCGAGAGAAAGCTGGGCTAGAAATAGGACAGGTATCAGCATCAACAAACTATTCTAAGTGGTTTGGCAGCCAAGACGCTACGTTCCAGCGTGAGTGGCTAGGGCCAACGCGCTATAAGCTCTACTTGGAAGGCAAATACACGCTGAGCCGCTTTGTTGATCCAATAACTGGGCACCAATACACGATTGATGAATTACGCATGCGGGACGCTGATACGTTCAGGCAGATATTTGGAGAGTGATATGAACAATCCTATGGATGCAGACTGCAGAGATATTCCTCACAGAATGCCAATTGAAAACAATATGCAGAAAGGCATTGGAATTAATACTGCCAAGCTAAAACAAGAAGCCGCTGAACTAAAGGAAATAGCCAGTGAATTGATGGTTTCAGAAATTCCAGATACTTATGCCATTGAAAGCGCAATCAGCAATACAGCAGAAGCGGCAAAAGGTGCTGATGGAATAACACTTTTGATACTGCAAGAGCATCTTAAGAAACTGTGCGATCTACAAATAGTGCAGTTATCAAAGTAACAGCATCCAATTCAAACCAACCCGCTTCGGCGGGTTTTTTATTGCCTGCTAGGCGGGCGCAAACCAATCCCAAGGGGATACAGATATGCCATTAGAAATCGATTTGGCCGAACTTGGCCTTGAACTGGACGAAACAAAAGGTACTGCTCTCAAGGAGAAACTTACCGGACTGTTTCAGACAGCATTGGATAAAGAGGTCACAGGCCTAAAAACCAAAAATGGTGAACTCATCCAAAACAGCAAGGCGACTAAGCAGGAACTTGATGCGCTCAAGGCCCAGTTTGAAGGGCTTGATATTGATTCAGTCAAAGGACTGCTGGCCAGAGCATCGCAGGATGAAGAAACCAAGCTTATTGCCGAGGGCAAGCTTGATGAAGTCATTCAGCGCCGTACTGAGCGTTTACGTGCCGAGCTAGACAAGAAATTCAATGCCGAGGTCGAAAGTCGTACCAAGGCTGAGAAGAAGGCCAAGTCGCTAGAAGGTAGGGCAATTTCTGATGCAATAAAAAGCGGTGCCATTGAAGCCGGGGCTGAGAAATCTGCTCTTGATGACTTCGTGTATCGCGGAAACGGTTTCTGGCAATTGGATGATGACGGCAATCTTGTCGCAATGAAAGATGGCGAAATCGTCTACGGCAAAGACGCCAAAACCCCGCTGACTCCAAAGGAGTGGGCGGAATCTCTGCGCGAAAGCGCTCCGCACTTGTTCCCTCACCAGCAGGGCGCAGGGGCGACTGGTGGCGGTAATGGTAAGGCCGTGAAGCCACGTTCTCAAATGACTCCTGAAGAAAAACGCGCTTTTATTCAAAAGCACGGTCAGGAAGCTTTTCTCAAGTTACCAAAAGAATAGGAGAGTCTGAATGGCTACTACCGTAAATAGCGACTTGATCATTTATAACGATCTGGCGCAAACCGCATACCTGGAGCGTCTGCAAGATGTTCTGGATGTTTTCAACACCGCCTCTAACGGCGCAATCGTGCTGCGTAACGAACTGATTGAGGGTGATCTGCGTAAGCGTTCATTCTACAAAATCGGTGGTTCGCTGGGGCACCGTGACGTGAACTCTACTGCTGCTGTGGTTGGTTCTAAAATTGGTGCTGGCGAGATGATCGGCATTAAATCGCCTTGGAAGTATGGTCCTTACGAGACCACAGAGGAAGCCTTTAAGCGCCGGGCCCGTTCACCAGAAGAGTTTTCCATGCTGGTAGGTCAGGATATGGCTGACGCGGCAATGGATTACTACATTCAGGCAGCTTTTGCCGCACTGAATGGTGCCATCGGCTCCAATGCCAACATGGTGACCACCGCTGCTTTCGCTACAGACCACAAAAAGGTGCTGACCAAGGGCATGCGCAAATTTGGTGATCGGTTTAACCGTATTGCTATGTTTGGCATGAGTTCTGCTGTGTATTTCGACTTGGTTGATGATGCTATCGACCAGAAGATTTACGAAGAAGCCGGCGTGGTCATTTATGGCGGTGTACCTGGCACTATGGGTAAACCTGTACTGGTATCTGACACCATTCCAGAAGAAAGCATCTACGGCTTGCAAGCTGGTGCTGTCAGCATCACCGAATCGCAGGCTCCCGGCATCCGTTCGTACAATATCGATACACAGGAAAACTTGGCGTTGGGTTACCGCGCTGAGGGCGTGTTTAACGTCGATATTCTCGGATACAGCTGGGATGAAACTGCTGGCGGTGTTAATCCTAATCTGGCAGCGCTGGCAGCAGTTGCTAACTGGGGCAAGTACGCTACCAGTGACAAAGCAACCGCAGGTGTGTTGATTGACCTGTCTCCGGTAACCCCATAAACGACAATTCTAAAACCATTGACTGGCGGGGTTCTCCCCGCCTTTTCTTTGGAGTTCATGATGAAAAATTTGAGCCTAAATTGAAAAATTGGAGTTCATGATGAAAAAACTATGCTACTCAAAACGAGGCGCTAAGGCACCTGACGGTTTTACCTCTCGTAGTGCTGCCTACTTCGCTGGTGTTGAAAATGGTGTAGATGAAGTGGTTATCGTTGGTGACTACCCTGACATCAAAGATGCCTACACCAAAGCCAAAGTAAAGGTGACGGTAGAAGATGTGGAAACCGATACCAAAAAGGAAAAATCATTGAGTCTGACTGCGTTACGCAAGTTGCTGACATCTGCCAATGTTGAGTTTCCTGCCGACGCTTCGAAAGAAGACCTGCAAGCATTGGTTGATGCACTACCTAAGGCGTAATAACCATGATCGAATACATCACTGTCGCGGATGTTGACGAAAAGCTGGGTGATAGCTGGACTGATACCAGCAAGAAGTCACGCGCAGTGATGATCGCCAACGTCTGGTTAACTGAACGTTCATTACCTGCCTATGACGAAGATGGGAATGCATATCCTGATGATGCTGCATACCCGGATGAATGGATTCAGGCGGGTGCAGAAATCGCTAAAGAGGCAGCGAATGGCACTATCTACGGTGCCAAGGAAACTGGCGTTCTGAGCAAGTCAGTTAAGGCAGACACGGTGTCCAGTAGCAAAACATTTACTGCTACCGCGAAAAAATACACTGCCGCTGAGTCGCTGGCGCTGGCATTGCTGAAACCGTGGATTAGTGGACTTGCCAACGTAATGCTTCTGAAGAGGGTGTGATATGGGCTTACGCGAAGATCTGCAAGCCGACATTGCAGAAGCCTTTGATGACGATTTGGCCGATGCTGTAACGGCGTTTACTGGCGCAAGAACAGTGGTTACTGGCTACAACCCCGTTACAGAAGAACCAATTAAAACCGTAGAGAACTATTCCGGCCGTGGCGTGTTTGGAAGCTACTCAACAGATATTGCAGATGGTATCAATATCTTGCTGACTGACACTAAATTAACGGCATTGCAGAACGAATTGATTGATGCTTATGGCGCAGCTTTCACGCCTGCTGTAGATGACAAAATCAACGGCTTGAAAGTTATCAGCATTGGTAAGGATCCTGCCGGCGCTTCTTGGTCGATTCAGTTGAGGAAGGCGTAATGGCTAAATATCGCCCTTATATTTACCAAACACCATTTGGTCATGTGCTTTATGCGTTGGCAAGGAATCAAGGCCAGTTTGATAAGATCATAGGTAAAAACGGTGATAAATTTTTAGATACAAGCGCTGATGCTTTAGTCACTCATTATGAAAATGACAAAGGCAAATATCTATGTGTCGTTCAGATTGGTGACACATCCGAGTTTTCACTAGTACAAGTGCACGGGCTTTTACTGCATGAGTCGGTGCATGTGTGGCAGAAGCTGCGTAACGTCATGTGTGAAGATTGCCCAAGCATTGAGTTTGAAGCATATTCGATACAGCGTATTGCGCTTGATTTGTTTGAAGCGTTTCACGATAGCGATCGCGCGGGTGGTGTAGATGCCTAAAGGCGGTTGGTCTAATCCTCCTTCTGGATTTATGTCAGAGGTGGAAGGGTATATTAATGGATTCCAGCGCCGCATAGCCACGGATGCGCTATCGATGGTGGTAATGGGTTCTCCAGTTGATAAAGGCGCTTACCGTGGCAACCATCGGGTAACGATTAACGGCATTGATATCAGTTACTCGCTGGATGATGTTGATAAGGCCGGGCAGGAAACCATTAGCCGAGGAACTAGCGTGATTGATGGTGCCAATCTGGTTTACAAAGAGATCGTTATTCAGAACAACCTGCCATACGGCGAGTCTTTGGAAGTGGGGCACTCACAGCAAGCACCGCAAGGCATTTACGGCCCAGCAATGGCAACTCTCGCAGCAAAATATGGTGGCAAGCAATGACATTTGAAGAAATCCGCCAAGCCGTTGTTGGTCGCATGGTGTCGTTTACTGGCATTGATCAATCGCGCATTGACTATCCAAACCAGCCACAACGATTTACGCCGCCTGAAACTGGCCTTTGGTGCCGAATTAGCATTCAGCATGGAACATCATTTTTTACTGGGGTAGGTGACAAACCATGTACGCGCCGACCTGGCTTAATTGTTATCCAATGTTTTTCACCATTTCAGACAGGTATCAAAGATCTTAATCAGTTAACTGATAAATTAGTAAGTCATTTTCAATACTGGTCATTCGGAAAATTGGAGTGCTGGGAAGCCAGTCAAACAAACATTGGTAGTGATGCCTCCGCCGGTGATACCGCTGGTTCTGGCTTCTATCAAATCAACGTATCAATCCGGTTTGTAGCCGACTAGCAATCAAATTAATTCACAACAAGGTCAGCCATGTGCTGGCCTTTTTTATTGCCACGCCGAGAGGCGTTTACTCTCAAAGGAGATAAATCCATGTCTAGTGGAGCTAAAGTCATTTCTCACATTGCGCGTGAGCAGTCACCAGGTGTTTTGCCTACCGTCCCGGTATGGCAAGTCATGCGCTTAACAAGTAACGCGCTAACCCCAACCGTTAACACCAGCGAATCAGAGGAAATAACTGATACTCGCTTAGGTCAGGGTAGTTCTGCTGATAGCGTTGATATTGGCGGGGATCTGGCTGGCGAGTTTTCATTCTCAACATTTGACAGCTTGTTGGCTGCTGCGTTCTACAACGAGTGGAACAACGACCAGTTAACCATCGGTGAAACACGGATTACTCACGCGATTGCCAAAGGGTACAAAGACGTTGGCGTTTACGCCATGTTCAAGGGTGCTCATGTATCAACTTGGGCGCTGGATATCCCGGAAGAAGGCAAGGTGACTACAACATTCACCATGTCATGCCTCGATTATGAGGATGCCAACACCGTGATCGTGGTTTCTGCTGATGCTGCCACAGATACACCTTTCATGAGTTCTTTAAGCCTTGGAACTGTAAAGGTTGATGGGCAAAGTCTGGAAGGAGTTGCCTGCGTTTCAGCAATGAGTCTGTCTCTTGATAACAATTTGCAAACTCAGCGCTGTCTAGGTTCTGGTAAGTTGGGTCCAGGCGCACTGATTGAAACTGCGGCTAACTTCACCGGTTCTGCTACTCTCGCGTTCTCTGCCAAAGCGTGGGAGATCTGGAAAAACCAGTTTACCCGAGCAACTATTGCCATTGAGTTTCCAATCGTTGATAGCTTGGGTAACTCATACGACATCCTGCTGCCGAAGTGCGAAGTCGATGGGGATCTGCCAAGCGGTGGACGTACAGACATTCTGCAAATTGACTTAAATCTTACCATCGCCAAACAAAGCCCGGTGATCACCCGTATTCCTGCGCCTACCGCGTTAACCATTAGCGGCGGTTCTGCTGTTGGTACAGGAGCAACGCTGCAGTTGTCTGTAGCGGCCACTCCATCTAACGGCAATACTGCGGTGACTTGGTCTTCTGACAATGAAGCAGTGGCAACTGTTGATGCTACAGGTCTTGTGACTGGCGTTTCTGCTGGCACTGCCAATATCACAGCTACCAGCTCAGTGTTAAGCACTATCACTGACAGCGTAGAAATCACCGTATCTTAATAACTCCCCCAAGCCTTGCCCGGTTAATAGCCGGGCTTTTTATTGGAGATAACCGACCATGGGCTTATCACTTGCTAACCATGACCTGATCGCCTCCGGCATCCGCTGGGTTAATTACGACAAAACCACACGCATTAAAATTGCGGGTATTGATGATCAGAAATACCAGATTGCTGCCGATCGCGCCCGCCGCCTTATTTCCCAGTCTGACGCCAGACAATCGCTGCACAACATTTCCGTTTCCGATGCTGATGCCACTGAGTTTGATATCCAGTGCCAGCTAATGAGTCGTTACATTGTGCTGGATTGGGATGGGGTGACAGATGAAGACGGAAACGAAACCGAATTTAGCTCGCAAAAGGCAGAAAAGCTGCTTAAAGGCAATGCTGCTTTCTTCGCGTGGGTGCTTGAACAGGCAACAAAAGTCGCCATCGACAAAGCAAAAGAGATTGCTGATGCGAAAAAAAAGCCATTGACCGCTTCAATTGGGAGCGTGAGTGGCGCGGTAAGTCGCAAAAGAAGTCGCTCATCTACCAAAAACTTGGAAGCGTAATCCCTGACGAGCCAGAAAGCGATCCGCTTACCGATTACATCATTGGTCTGTTCTGGCAGTTAGAAGCTGGTAGGCGGATTGTGGTTTCAGCTACAGCAGTTGTGCCTTGCCGAATATCCATGCCTGAAATATCCGGCGTTGTGGAGGTTATCGGTGAAGTAATGGCGCGGCCGGCGCTTGACAGCATCATCTTTGCTATGGATTGCGAGTACATGGAGAGCATTAACAAATGACTGAAACATTCACCTGGCCGGTAAACGTCGGCGCCAGTGGCGAAACTACGCACAAGGTTCTCAAAAATGAGTTTGGTGACGGCTACACCCAGGCGTTTGGTGTAGGCATCAACAACCGCTCAACCAGTTGGAGCGTTTCTGTTTCAGGGTTTGTTGACGGGATCCGCACGCCAAACATCAAGCCGGTGCTCGACTTCCTCAAAGCCCGCCAGGGCTATCAGTCATTCTATTGGACAACGCCTGACGGTGATACTGGTCTGTTCAGAGCTGAGAACTACTCAACGGCCAACGACTCCCAGAACGGTAAAACAACAATCACCTGGACCATGCAGGAGACGTTTCAACCATGAGTATGGAATCAGATGTTCAAAAACTGGAACCCGGCAACCTTATCAGGCTGTTTGAGTTGGATTTGAGCAACTACAGCGGAGGAATTCAGCGATTCCACGGCCATATGCAGCAAGGTGAAATCATCTGGCAGGGTGAAACCTATTCGCCAGTAAGCATTGACGTCACTGGTATGGAAATGAACGGTAGCAAGACAGTAGCGCCGATGCTAACCATCGGCAATATGATTGATGGTACTCGAGGAGCAGTTTCAGCACTTTGCCTGTACTTCAACGACTTTGTCGGCTCAAAACTAACCGTACACGAAACATTCGCGCATTATCTGGATGCCGTCAACTTTCCAGATGGAAACCCAACAGCATCTGATAGCGAAGTCACTAGCACTTGGTACATCGAGCAGAAAACCAGCGAAAATGTGCAGCAAGTGCAGTTCGAACTTGCATCACCAGCCAGCTATGCAGACATGTTGATCCCAACTCGGCAAATCACTAACCGCTGTACCTGGTGTGTCCGTGGTGAGTACCGTGGCGATTCTTGCGGTTACACGGGCGGCTATGTGGATAAGGATGGGAATCCAACGACTGACCCAGCGTTAGATAAATGCTCAGGACTTATCGACTCCGGATGCAAGCCTCGATTCGGTGATGATGCAGAATTACCGTTCGGCGGATTCCCAAGCGCAGGTCTATTGAGGTAACAACCATGATAAAAGTACCTGATGCCGTAATGGCGGAAATATTCGCATACGCCGCCGAAGTTGCTCCACAAGAATGCTGCGGACTGCTAGTAAAGGTAGGGAGAAAAGTGCAGTATCACCGCTGCCGCAATGTCGCTGACGATCCGCTAAACCACTTCCAACTAGATACCGATGACCAATGCGCCGCCGAGGACGCAGGAAAACTACTGGCAATCGTCCATAGCCATCCTGACGCGCTGCCAAAGCCATCCATTGTTGACCGTATCGAGTGCGAAAAGCACGAGATTCCATGGCTAATCGTTGGCCGTGATAATGAATTTGAATGGCTCGAGCCAACTGGGTACACTGCGCCGCTACTTGGCCGCCAGTTCGTCCACGGTGTACTTGATTGCTATCAAGCCATTTCTGATTTTTATGCGCGTGAGTTTGGCATTTTACTCGGGCACTACGACAGGAATGATCGCTGGTGGGAAAATAAAGACGGGCCAAGCCTATATCTCGACAATTTTGAGAAAGAGGGATTTACCCGCGTAGATACACCGCGCCGAGGTGACATTCTCATTATGCGCATCAAAACACCCGGTATGCCGTGTTACCACCCAAATCATGCCGGGGTGTTCCTTGGAGATAATCCGTTACTGAAAAGCGAGTCAGGAGCAGCGTTATATGGCACTGGTCCATTCTTCTATCACCACCTGTATGGACGCCTAGCCAACCGTGAGATTTACGGCAATAGCTGGGCCACCCGCACCGAGTTAATCCTTCGCCACGAATCGATGATGTGAGGTCACTATGAAACGCAACATATTGCTGTACGGAGAGGTACGGAAGCATTTTGGTAAGCTCAAATTTACAGCTAGCGGAACACCATCAGAAATTCTAGAGAAGATGTGTGAAAAGAACAGTAAATTTAAACGATTTCTACTTGGTTATTAATCTATAGGTGCTCTTATGGGATTACGTACCGTGCGCCTGTACGGCGTGTTGGGTTCAAAGTTTGGCCGAGAATGGAAACTAGACTGCAAATCACCGGCGGATGCAGTGCAGGCGCTTTGTCACATGGTGCCAGGTTTTGAAAAGTTCATGCGTGAAGCAGAACAGCGAGGACTTGTATTTTCAGTGTTCAGCGGAAAGCGAAATCTGTCAGAGGAAGAACTGATATTCCGTGGCACTGAGCATGAGGCGATCCGCATTGCTCCCATCATCAAAGGTAGCAAGCAAGGCGGATTGTTTCAGACGATACTAGGTGTCGCATTAGTTGGCATTGGTTTTTTTGCGTTTGGTACAACATCGGCCCTTGGGCTTGGACTAATTGCTGCTGGTGCCGGAATTGGGCTTGGTGGAATAGTTCAAATGCTCTCGCCAATGCCAGAATCAGCAGGAGTTGGGGAACAGGATGGAAATAACCCTAGCACCGGTTTCGGCGGTCCGGTAACGACCACATCTATGGGACACCCTGTGCCATTGCTATACGGTGAATTTATGGTAGGTGGTGCTGTTCTTTCTGCCGGAAACTATACCGAAGATAAAGCCTAATTATCATCAATATCGTAACCGCCATAAGGCGGTTTTTTATTGCCTGAAATCTGCCACATTCCGTGAGGAACCACATTAATGGCCTATGAATCAAGACTGTCGATCACTATCGATAGCCGCACTGCTGAGCAGAAAGCGCAAGATCTGCAATCTGCATTACAGTTGCTTGAAAATGCTGGCATACGCCTAACAAATACCAATCAAAGGGTATCAAGTACCAGTAAAGCTGCTGGTTCATCCATGAGTGAGGCTGGTAATCAGGCAAATAAAGGCACATCAGGCGTAAATCGCTTAAACAAGTCACTGCGAGATACCGATACTGGTGCCGCACAACTAGCAGCTACCATTCGCCGCAGCCTCATTGGTGCCTTTGCTGGCATAAGCACTATCAATGTTTATAAGTCTGTTACTGACAATTTAAAAGCGTATCAGGACATGCGCACCAGGCTTACTGAGCTTGTAGGAACTAGCCATCAGTACCGAAAAGAAGAAGAATACCTGATTCAGCTTTCCAAGGATCACCACAAAGAGCTGATCCCGCTTGCGGATAGTTACGTACGCCTTATCGCACTGCAAAAGCAAGGAATTCTCACGACTGAGGAAGCTCGCAAGATAACAGAGGGTTTCAGCAACGCACAGAGCGCGCTAGGGATCACTACAGAGCAGCAAGGTTTCATCCTATACGGCCTATCACAGGCGCTATCCCAAGGGACAGTGCAGGCTCAGGAGCTTAACCAAGTCATTGAGCCGATGCCTGGCTTACTGGATGCACTAGGCCGTGCTGCTGGATTTACTGGCAAAGGTGTCGGCGTCCAGTTCCGTAACATGGTTAAGGATGGGAAAGTAACAAGTGACTTCCTGAAGAATACCTTGATCAAAGCACTGCAGGACTATAACGGCGCTGCTGCAGCCACTGCTGACAACTTGTCCGCCAAGTATCGAGACCTTTCAAACTCCTACCAGTTATTAGTTGTGGCTTTTGAAAAGCCAATTGCCAGCACATTAACGCCTATTCTTAACTCTATAACAGAGGCTACTAACTACTTCTCTGGTGAGGCTTCAACGCTTTCAGATGGGCTGCAAACCATTGGCAAGATAGCGGGTGGCGCAGCTGCCGCTGGAGTTGCCTTCTACGGTACAAAGTTGGCTTATGCCACACAGGCGGCAATCGCTAACCAAATAGCAATAGCAAACACCAATAAAACGCTACTGTTAGAGGCTCAGGCAGAGCAACGTTCAGCAGAAGCTATTCAGATGTCAGCAAAGCAAGAATTGGCAAGGGCCAACGCTGCCGTAGCTAGTGCCGAAGCTAAGGTGATGGCAGATAAAGAGGCTCAGGCTTCTGAAATTGCCAGAATGCGTACCACGCAGCAGTTAATGGCGGCAGAGAACGCGCTAGAAGTACAGCGCATCAAGGCACAGATTAGTGATATTGGTCGCCAACAAGCTGCTACGCGCATGGCTGAAATACGCCTTGGCGAAGTAACTATTGCAAAACAGATTGAAGCAGCAGAACGCCAACTTGCCGCTACAACTACAGCAACAAGTACAGCAGTACAGGCTGCTTATGCCCAAAGAACAGCAGCAGTTGAGGCTTATGGTATAGCGACAGCTACAGTTAACCGTGCCGTTGTCCAGACTGAAAAGGCTGTTGCTGCTGCCAGCCTACTTTCTCGCGCAACAACAGCATTGACTGGATTCTTAACTGGCCCAGTAGGATTGGCAATATCTGTAGGACTGGTTGCTGCATCATTTATTGATTTCTCTGATAAATCAAAAACAGCTAAGGAAGCAGCTAAAGAACTTTCAGAAAAAGTTGATTCTCTTACGGAATCTTTCTCTGGACTAAATGAAGTTCAGAGACAGGTGCAGGTTGCCAAGTTTAATTCACAGATGGCGACCATTCGCGAGCAGATTAACAATAATAATGACGCAATGATCCAACTTAATGAGTTGGTAAAGTCAACATTTAATGAATCGACAAGATTTGGTCTTATTAACCAGATTGATCAGCTAAAGAAAAAAAATGATGAACTTGAAAAGCAGCTAAACGAAATATCACTTAAACAACAGGCTGTGTTTAAATCTGGTTTACCAGATATAAAAAACACAACGGAAGCAACCGATGAAGCCGCCAAGTCCACAGAAAAATTAGACAAATCATCAGAAAAGTTGCTCCAGTCTCTACGCGATGAATATGCTGAGGTAACGCTAGGGAAAGAGGCACTTAAACAGTACAACGCTGAAAAAGTTATAGCCCAGATAGAATCATCAAAACTTGAAGGCGGGCTGAAGTCAGAAGCATTATTGCTGGTTGAGGAAATTCAGAAACGCAAGGATGCCAAAAAGGCACTTGAGGAACAGCGACAGGCGGCCCAAGAGTACGCGGCGATTCAACGAGATCTTGCCGTATACCAACAACAGCAAAATCTCTCAATTACCGGTATGGGCCGTGGCGAGAAATGGCGTAAGCAGCAAGAGGAAGAGTTGGCTGTTCACCAATATTATGCTAACGCCAGAGCTGCTCTTGCAGACAAGCAGAAAAGCGAATTATCGCGTATTGACCAGGAGGCATACGAACAATCAATCAAAAACCTACAGATGGCTGAAGATAAAAAAATATCTGTCTTGAGGGAATCTGCACTGCAAAAAGCAGCAGCAGAACAAAACTGGATGACTGGTTCAATGGAAGCATGGAGGAACTATGCTGACGCTGCCAAAAACACTTACCAGAATGTTCAAGATGCCACTGCTAATGTACTGAGTGAAACCACATCGACACTCAGCAGCAGCCTTTATGATTTGGCGACAGGGGCAGAAACACTAGGTGGATCCCTACAAAATATGGTGAAAGGCTTTGCTTCTTCCATGCTGCAAGCCTTGACTGATTTGGCAGCGCAGTGGCTGGTGTATCAAACTGTTCAGATGTTGGTAGGTAGTACAACTCAGGCGCTTGCAGGTTCACAAATGTTTTCCAATGCGATTGCTGCACAAAACATGGCAGCTTTGAACGCCTACGCTTCAACAGCCGCTATTCCGTTAATTGGCCCTGCCGCAGCACCAGCCGCAGCAGGTTTAGCAATTGCAGAAACTACGCCATTTGTTACTACTATTGCATCCTCTGCTTTTGCTGGGTTGTTCGACAAAGGCGGTAAGATTCCATCAAGCAAATGGGGGATAGTTGGCGAGTACGGTCCTGAAATTGTGTCAGGTGCCAATGTTACCAGTAGGCAGACAACTGCTGATATTTTGAAGCAGGCTGGTTCTTCTGCATCTAATAGCAGTAATGTATCATTCAATGTGATTATTAATGCAGAAACAGGGCAGACAGAAGTTACCGGCGATCAAACATCGCAATACAAACAGCTAGGTGTGATGATTGGAAACGCTGTCCGCAAAATTATCATCGAGGAACAGCGGCCAATGGGGTTGTTGGACTCAAGAAGTCGTTAGTCAATATCCAGCGACTCAAGGTGCCATCTATTTCCTGGCATTCCAGTTATAGTGCAAGAATAACTATTTCTTAGCATCGCTCCGAATCCATTTTGGGCATCTACGTAACCTACAACAAGAAAAGTTATATTTTCTTCGCCATAGCTATTCAATACTGACTTAATTGGTTTTGATAGTGAATCTGAATAGTTACCGAATTTAGCTGTAGAAGGAGCCTTTAGTCTTGAAGAAACTGCATTAGTACACTGGACATAGGCCATTGTTTTTGTAGGCTCCGCTGGCTTGCTTTCACCACACCCAGCCAGAGCCAACACCATAACGAGAGCAAGTTTTTTCATTGTGCGTCCTTGTTTGTTGATAAAGTCAACTGTTGTGATATCGAAACGGTTGAAAGGTGTTTCGATATCACAACACCTTTGTAAGTTATTGATTTATTCGTAAACCTCAATTTGAGGAGATCGGAATTGTGATATCCACCATTGGGGGAAGTTGAATTACACTATTTCTTGCTATCAAGAAGCCTCTTGACATCGTTGAGAACAGAAAATCCATTATCAATGGCTTCTTTATATTTTATAAGTAGGTCAGCCTGCGTTTTGATGATCTCATGTAGCTCGTCATTATCAAGTTCTCTGAGGCTGTCTAAATCCATTGTGTTACGTTTTACGTGATCCTCTAGGATCATTACTATCTCAGAATTCAATGACCTACCATTGGATTTTGCTATCTCCTGCAACTTTTCTTTTAACTCAGCAGGCATTCTCACGCCATATGGTGCTATATCGCGTACATGCATCTCTTACTACCAGTGTGCCAATATTTCTACACAATGTAATTAAAAACACGTTGACTATCTATACTCACGATGTAATCATTGTGGAGTGATGTAAAGTTGACCATAAACAAAAGAGGCTAAAAATGGGAATGGTAAAGGATATTGCGCCGACAGGAATCAGATTTCCTGAACAACTTAAGGAGTTGTTGAAAAACGTTGCCAAAGAAGAGGGGCGATCACTAAACAATGAAGTGATTAAACGTATTGAACGGAGTCTTAAAGAAGATGGACATATTAAGGCATAAAAAAAGCGAAACCCCGAAGGCGGCAACCAACGAGGTTTCTTATCGAAAAACTTTACTAGAGAATATCGACATGACAAGTCTAGCAATTGCAGATCGTACAATCAATGTTCCTTTTCATGGGAACTCGCTTTTAGTCGTTGAACATCAAGGTGAAGCATACACTCCGATGAAGCCTATCGTTGAAGGTATGGGGCTTGATTGGAAATCTCAACATAAGAAGCTTTCTCAACGCTTTACAAAAGGTATGGTGGAAATCACCATACCTTCATCTGGTGGATCACAGAACATGATTTGTTTAGCACTGCGAAAACTTGCCGCTTGGTTGAATAGTATTAGTCCTAACAAGGTTCGTGCTGAAATCCGCGATCGCGTAATCCAGTATCAGGAAGAGTGTGATGATGTGCTTTATGAATACTGGACGAAAGGCGAGGTGACCAATCCGCGCAAGGCTAAGAAGTGCATCACTGGCAAAATCACGTCAGACCAACAGGAAGCGATCAAGCAGTTAGTGATGACTCGAGGCAAGGCATTGCCGAAGGAGAAACAAGCAAAAGCGATGATCACCATGTGGTCTGCGCTAAAATCCCACTTTGGTGTGTCCTACAAAGAAATTGCTGAAGACCAATTTACAGAGGCTTTGTCGCTTGCTGCCAGAGTTTCGCTGGAAGGGCAATTCATACCAAGAGAAGGATCTACTGGTAGCTTCACTATTGATGGAGAGCAGTTTAACCATCCAGTGTCTATGCCGACCATCGACGCCACCATAGCAGGCTTCCCCGTTGGCACCCGTTGCTTGCTGCAAGTTGACGAAACAGGCACGCACCTGTCACCAATTGATATCAAAGACAAAGGCCTAGCAGACATCAAGGCCATAAGAGCCATTCAGCGTGATGCCATGCTGTTGTCGCAAGCGCTCGATGAAATGAAGCACCGCATGATGGCACTGTCTGGTGAGTACAGCCTCGATGATCTGGATAAGCCACTGTTGCAATCTTGACCCAACAGTGATTAAATTTTCCCAGAGTGGAAGAAAAGTAGTAGTACCCTGAAAACCGTCCTTTGTGGCGGTTTTTGCGTTTATAGGCCTCGGCAATCTCCGGGGCTTTTTTGTTTCTGAAATTCACCGCGCACTAGCAGGCGCACATAAACCAAGAGCCTATAGAGAATGAGCTTGAGAGATATCGTTATCTCTTGGGGCGGTATCTCTGTGCTAGCAGGCTCATTCTCTATAGGAGTTACACCATGACTTATCAAGTAGAAGCTGTGTTGGACTTTCACCAATTGATTGCCGCACCTAATGGTGTGCCGGTTACTGATTCACTACTGGTTGCCAAAGCATTTGGTAAGCGGCATAAAGATGTGCTGTATAAGCTTAAAAATATCGGTTGCTCTGCTGATTTTACTGAGCGTAATTTTACGCTTTGCTTTAAAAATAATGAGTTACAGAATAATAAGCCTCAACCTTTCTATCAAATGACCAAGGACGGATTTATGTTTTTGGTTATGGGATTTACTGGCAAGAAAGCCGCCGCAATCAAAGAGGCCTATATCAATGCCTTCAACTGGATGACCGTCGAACTCGACAAACTCAGCCGCAACTACGAATCAGAACGCAACGCGGTGATGCTCGAGTACATGAAAGAAAGCGATGTGGCGAGTATGTCTGGCCGCTTGCTTAACCGTTGGGGAAGAGTCAAGAAACCATCGCTCTTAGCGCGAATAGAAAAGTTAGAGCAAGAAGGGCAGTTCACACTGCCGTTTTTCAAAATAGCAAGTTAGCCAATAGATGCCGCGAAAGCGGTTTTTTTGTAACTAAATGTCGGGAGACATTAACCAATGATGCAGCAATCTGCGCAGCCAATAAAAGGCGCTAAATCTGGCGGATCTGGTTCACAGACGCCATACACAGCACCTGACACGCTGCGTTCTGTCGCTACCGCGAAACTGCTTTATGCCATTAGTGAAGGCGAGATAGAAGGGCTGGTTAATGGCTACAACTCTGTTTACCTTGATGGAACACCTGTAAATAACACCGATGGCAGCGCCAATATAGAAGGCGTTACCGTTGATTTCCGCGCTGGAACTGTTGATCAAAGTTATATACAAGGCTTCCCTGAAACCAACAATGAAGTGTCTGTCGGCGTAGAACTACGCTACGGCACACCATGGGTACGCCAGTTCACTAATCCACAGTTATCAGCTGTGCGGTTACGTTTTGCGTGGACATCTTTGCTGACTCAGAAGGACAATGGTGATCGTGTTGGATATCGTATTACCTATGCCATAGATGTTTCCACCGATGGCGGCAGTTACACCACGGTACTTACCACAGCAGTAGACGGAAAGACGGAATCTGAGTACGAGCGCAGCCACCGCATTGATTTACCGCAGCAAGGTTCAAGCTGGCAGATCCGCGTTAGACGATTGACTGAAAATGCCGATTCTGTAACGACTGGCGACACTATGAATGTGGTGTCGTACACGGAAGTTGTCGATGCCAAGTTACGTTATCCGCAAACTGCATTACTGGCCGTTCAATACAACTCTGAACAGTTTTCTAGCGTTCCGAAATTCGCGGCACTATGCCGTGGCCGCATTATTCAGGTACCGACCAACTACGATCCTGAAACACGCACTTACGCCACATCCGGTACCGGAACGACTAACGGTATATGGGATGGCACATTTAAGCTGGCATACACCAATAACCCGGCATGGGTTTGGTACGATCTAATCCTCAGTAAGCGCTACGGCCTTGGCAATCGCATCAATGCCAACATGGTAAACAAGTGGAAACTTTACCAGATCGCTCAGTATTGCGATGTGATGGTAGATGATGGTAAAGGGAGTACAGAGCCACGCTACACCTGCAACGTCTATATCCAAACACAAAGCCAGGCATACCAGTTACTAAATGAGTTAACGAGCATTTTCCATGGTAAAAGCTACTGGGACGGCAGCCAGATGGTTGTCAATGCTGACATGCCTGAAGACCCCATTTACACCTACACCAACGCTAACGTCATTGATGGTATTTTTGAGTATAAAGGGACAGCTTTACGAGATAGGCACAGTGTCGCAACTACCAAGTGGAGTAACCCAGATTTAAACTATGAAGACGATACTGCCGTTGTATTCGACAACTCGGCTGTGACTCTTGGTATTTCACAGCTTGATGTTGAGGCAGTAGGCTGCACCAGTGAAGGGCAGGCCCAGCGCGCCGGACTTTGGGCCCTTAAATCAGAGCAACTTGAAACCAGAACGGTAACGTTCAGAGTTGGCCTTGATGGTCAAATTCCGCGCCCGGGTAACATTATCAATGTCGCCGACGAAATGCTGCAGGGCGCAATTAACGGCGGCAGGATCCGCTCTGCTACTGCAAGCGTAGTCACTCTGGATAAAACCTCATCCGCGGCGGTAGGTAACCGGCTGATTG